TTGTTATCCGATAAAGTCAAAAAACAATTTATAGCATATCGGGTTCCTTTTGTAATTTTTTCTGTTCCGTGTATCCATATAGGTTCAGCAGGAAAAAACATAGTATCTCCCGTACCTAATCTAACCTTATGTCTTCCATCAAAAAACCTAAACTCACCACCTTCATAATCTTCATTTAAATTTATAGAAAAAGCACCTCTAATTTGTTTAGTCATATCAGAATGATCCTTTATTTGAGTTCCTTCTGCATATTGTAATATTCTAATATTATCTGTTTGGCTTATGTGCATATCTGTAAATGTAGGACAAATTTCTTTTCTTATGTATTCAACATAATTTTTTAACCCATGAGAAACCATATCAACTGCTATGTTAAAAACATTTTGTAATACTTCGTCTTTTTTATGATGTTCAGATAAACTTAAGCACTTATAATTATCCCACACAATTTTCTTTTCATCATATTTATAGCTTTGTTCTTTAGTCTGTAGCTGGGGGAATTTGTTAAATGCTTCAATAAACATTTTACATAAAGGAACACCAACAAACTTTTTTTGTATGTGAATAAGATCTGTAATTTTATGGTTGTATTCTGTCGGGAAGTTTTGCATTTAGTCTATTCTCGAATCCTGTTTCAGTTATTTCTCTTTGATCATTTTGATAATCTTTAAAAGGTCCGTTTGCATCTACGTAATGTAAAAAAATTTGACTATGCCAATCACCTTGAAACTCTTCTCTCCAATGTTCTACATCGCAACCCAAATATATAGCTGCATCACCAGGCTGCATTTCTATTAGTGTGCCAGCCATGTATATGGGCCAAGGAGTATTGTCAGAACCTACCATAACAGTACAAGATATTTCACAAGATGGTCTATCTTTATGTTTTTTAAGAACAGCATATTTTGTATACATTCTCCAAAAACTATATGTTGGGTTTAGTTTAAGTTTTGTTTCTTCTTCCATCTTTTTACGTTTTGTAATTAATAATGCATCAGTTGCTGGGTTTCCGTAGTCCATTGTATCCATAGTTATTGATTGTTTAGTATCAAATGACGAATCATTTCTTTGATGAAATAATATTGTAAATTGTTTTAATAGCTCTGTTTCTTCTTTAGTTAAAAAGTTTTTTACAAGCTTATATTTAAAATCTTTTATACTGCCCAACATACCGCTGAATATCTACTACCTTTCTCTACTGGAGTTACCCTGTGTGGGTATAAAAAATTTGATGGCCAAAGAATCATTCTATTTTCTTTAGGTTTAATTTCAAAACTTTCGTTTTTTGCAGGAAATGCAAATTGTATTGAACCTCCTTCGTACTCATCATTTAAATAAAATATACAACTTAGTTTTCTATTTAAATGAATACCATGGTCTACATGCCATGTGTAAAATCCACCGGGTTCATATTTTAAAATTTGAACTCCTTCAAGTTTAGCTATTGTATTACTAGGTATATTAAATGCATTTAAGTATGCCGTAATGGCTTCTTTAAATATTTTGTTAAAAACATGTGCCCAATGAACTTCAGTTAAAGATTGTGAAGTATTATATAAAGGTTTTAATAAAGTTTTTCTGGTAGTATTTTCTACAAAAGGTTTTTCCTGTTGTTGAGTTACTATTTCTGCTTCTTCGTATTTTAACTCTTTTGCATATTTCATAATTACTTCAAGTGTTTCGGGTCTAAGAGTATTATCAATAATTTTTATGTAGTCTTTTATTTCCATGATTTCTTAGCCCAAAAAGCATTTTTATATTTATGAACTAATCTTTGTGTCAACTTAAGCATTTTCCATCGTCCATCAACTTTACTTGGTTTTATTTCCATTTTCCAATTATCTCTCTTAAAGGGTATTATTTGAACAATGGGTGTATTTACTTTTATGGTTGTTTCTAATGTTGGGTATTTATCACCATTAATTACCATAGGAAAATTTATGTGTGTTGTATATGTATCAGTATCAACTATACCAGCAACAATATGAAACCTATCGTCAGGGTTATTGAGTGGAGGTACAAATAAACATGAATAACCTGGGGGTGTTGTTATAACCCAAGGATTCATAATTTTATAAAAAGGTAATTCTTTATTTTTTTGTAGGTAAGGACACTTACCAACCTGTCTTGGGTTGTGTGTATCAGAAGCATCAAAATTTAAGTTTAAACCTTTTGCTGCAGTCCATGCCCCTAAAGGCTCGTACCCCCATTTTACAAAAGAATCTTGCTTGCCTTCTTTATTAGTTACATTATGTTGGATTGCCATATCTTGAGGCATCCGCATGAGATACCCAGAAGTCAATGAATCTAAAACAGGTATACAACCTTTAATAGTTTGTATTTCTTTTGTATGGTCAAGCTCTTTATACCATTTAGGTATATTAACTTTAATAGGTTGTGGGTGAGCTATATTTTGATTAATAAATTCTTGATCTGCTGAAAAAATTATCTTCTGTTCAAACATCCATGTCTTTTACAACTTATAAACAAAGCTGTAAAGGACTAACGTAGTCTTGACTAATACTTTCTAAATACTGTTCAAAAGTTTTATCTAAAGGCCAAGTTATTGCTGAAGTATCCCAACTTTCTAAAAAAGAATTCCATGTTGTAGCTTCACTAATTTTATATGTTCTTCCATCTGCAATCCATGTAGCCATAACAGTCTTATGCCAATCTTTCATGTCTTCCATATACTTTTTAGCATCTTCTTGTGTTTGGTTATTGATTGCATCAGAATTAGATACTATTGTTCCACCATCTTCACGATTAATATATGAAGTACCATTTCTATAATTATTAAAATCAACATCAGAAATTTCTATTACCTCAGTAACTCCTGTATCGACTAAGCTTTCTGCTGGATCCAACCAATCTGAAGTAGATACAATTCCAATGCAGTTTGAATCTGCACCAGATGAAAATTTTGAAAAAAGTGCTTTTGCCATATTATGCTCCTGTATTTTCTAGAATGAATATTGCGCCACCTTGACCAGCATTTCCACCACTCATACTACCGCCTGGCATTGAAGTTCCACCATTTCCACCAGCACCATAAGAAGATCCTACCAAATAACTTCTAAAGTTGTTTGACATATCCATTTTAGCACCTGGAGCTGAACCTGTACTGCCTGCTGGTCCACCTTGGTTATTAGTATGGGATCCTGCACCAGTTCCTCCATTAGATGTACCAATGTTTGTTAGTGTAGATCCATTTCCTGCGTTCCCCGCATTTCCATGTCCTGGGTTAGGGTTTCCGTTACCTTTATTTCCTCCAGATCCAAGAGTGTATGCATAAGATACAGGGTGAGTTATTGGGCCACCGAAGAAACCAAATCCTCCTCCTCCTCCAGTTCCGCCACCACAACATTGTGAGCCTCCTGCTCCTCCGCCACCGCCACCCCATAGAAGGGCTGCAACGTAAGATGCGTTTGAGCTTGATGTATAAGTTCCGTTACCTGTTGCAAAAGTTAATGGTTCAAATCCGCCACCACCTGCAGAACCAGATGAAGCAGCAGTTAATCTTCCTTGAGCATCAACTGTAATTGATGCAGAAGTGTAAGATCCTGCAGATACAGTCGTGTTATCAAGTTTGTCTGCATCAACGGCATCGTCTGCGATCATATCTGTAGCAATTTGAACTTCTCCAATCGTTCCAGCAGTAGCAGCGCCTAAAACTCTGTTATCAGCAGATGTGTCTTGCATTTTTGCATAAGTTACATTGTCATCTAAAATTTTATCTGTAGTTACAGCATCGTCTTCAATTTGTGCAGGTCCAACAGCTCCACCTAAAGTATCAAGAGATACTTCTACAAGGTTTGTTCCATCAGAATATGCAGCATAAATTTTTGCTGCGTCTGGAGTAAATCCAGTTCCTGATGCAGTTTTAATTGTTAAGTTTGTAGGGTTAGTTAAACCACTACAATCAAAAATATAAAATTTTTCAATACTGTCTGGTATAGTACATATTGTGCTTGCTGCAATAGAAGCAGTTGCAAATTTGATTACCAGGTTACGAGCATTGGATAATGTTCCATCTGTCATAGCAAGAGCAACAGTTCCACCACTTGAAAGTGTTACTGCTTCATATCCTGCAATTGCTTGTTGTAAAAGATTTAAATTTGTATTTGTTTTATCACCCCATGTACCAGCGTTTTCGCCAGTCGCCATAAGTTCTAGTTTTATATCACTTGAATAAGTTGATGCCATAAAATTAATTCTCCTTAATAGTTGTATTTTACCTTAATCAGGCTGCCAAATCAACATCGTGCCAAATATTAAGAACTCCTATGTCAATTTCAGACCATGCTGTAATATTAACCTCTCCCGTAGATACTGTCAATGATATGCCCGTAAGGGTGACGTTTGCATCAGAAGCGGTTCCTTCCTCCCCTATTGAAGCAGTCATGGATATACCACTAACTCCCACTATTTGTGCAGGGATTTCAGTAACAGTTCCAACAGACGATGTTAAAGATTGTCCAGTTACAGGTTCTACTGTGCTTTGCTCAAGTGACGTAGTTCCTTGAGATATTGTAGCTTGTGAACCTGTTACAGGAACCACAAGGAATAGACCTGCTTCTCCATCACCCATAGAGGATGTTAAAGATTGTCCAGTTACTGATTCATTTGTAGTTTGAATTAAATTAATTGAACCTAATGACGATGTCATTGTGTGTTCAGCTACAGTTAGTGATATATCAGCATCTGCTTGTACTGAGTAAACTCCAAACGTAGAAGTCATACCTAAACCAGATACAGTAACATTTGCATCAGCAGTTACAGCTTCGCTACCTATCGATGAAGTTAATTCTAAACCTCCAGAATTTATTGCTGAATAATTAACTCCCCATCCTAAGTTACCATAAGCATCTCTACCCCAACCTTCACCAATTAAATATGTTGGATCGATTGTACTTTGACCTGCAGTCATGGTAGCTGTAGAACCGGTAACAGGAACTCCTATATTAATTACTTCAGTTCCTATTTGAGATGTCATTGAAACACCTGTTACAGCTTGTGTATGCGATGTTCCGCCTAAAGCTGTTCCTATGGAAGGAGTAATTGATATTCCGCTTGGCGAAGCTGTTGCTTGTGCTGCAACGGTCGTTCCAGTTCCCGCAGTTATGGTTGCGCTTGCTCCAGTAACAGGAACAGTAGGAGCATTCAATTCACCCCATTGGTTTTGACCCCAACTATCTCCGCCCCAACCAACTTCTATAATACCTTCGGCTGTTACACTTCCTATTGAAGTGGTCATCGATTGTCCAACAATCATAGCATCTGGTGCTGGATCAGCATTTCCAATGCTTGATGTTAAGGTTTGTCCTGTTAGTGTTAAAGTTTGATTGATTGTAACAGAATTTGATCCGATTGATGTAGTCGAACTAATTCCTGAAACAGAAAATGATACATCGATTACTGGTGTTACACTTGCAACAGTTAATGTTGCTTGTTGCCCAGTTACAATATTACCTACTTGTCCCCATTCACTAAAGCTCCAGGTGTTTGCGCCCCACCCGTTGTTTACAAGTTCAACAGAGGCTTGCCCTGTTGACATTGTAGCTACTTGGCCAGTAACAGGTTCTATTGTATTTAATTCTATTGAATGTGTGCCAAGACTTGAGGATGCGCTTAAACCAGTGACTTCTACTGTGAAATCATTTTGTGCGGACCAATTTCCATCCGACCATTTAAGTGCTCCCCAAGTGTTTGACATAAAAACATTCTACTCCTTATGCTATTCTAAGTATAGCCGCCGAAGTTGTGAAAGCAGGGAACTGAATTGTAAAAGTTCCAGAAGTTGCAGTTTTATCACCACCAAAATCTAAAACAGCTACGGCTTCAGTTGTGTTACTTCCGCCATCAGTAGTTGTATTGTAAATTAATGCTCCTCTTGCAGTCAATGTTACACCTTGAAATGATAAGTCAGCAAAATCAGTAATTGCTACTGAAGATGAAACTTTACATCCTGCGTTTACTAAAGCTTTTCCACCTGCAGAATATCCTGACGGTGAAGTTACTTCGTTTCCTGTTGCGTAGTTTGCAGTAGATTTACCCAAACTAGCTGAGTTAGTGTACATTGCTAATTTAAATGTATCACCATTTGGAGCTGCATCGAAATCATGCTCTCCACCCATCAATTGCTTCTTAAACGAATCGCAAATTGCATTTGTTGTTATTGCCATATTGGCCTCCTTTATAATTAATTAATTGTTTGGAGACGGTGATGGTATTTTAACTCTTGGAACACCTTCATCATACTCCGCACGTCTTCTTCTGCCCATTTGTTGTAAGGCAAAATTTTGTATCTCTTCATTATACTTGGTAGAATATAGATTGTATAGATTGTCGGGTCCTTTTAAAAACCTAAAAGCTTCAGCTAAGACACCATGTAATAACATGGATTCTTGATATTTTGCTAAGAAGGTTTGTAAAGATGAGGAAAAATGAGGTGGGTCAATTATATAATTAATTTGTATAGTGTCTGCTGCACTTGGTATTGGTGCACATAGTATAGTGAAATCGTCCCAATTAGCCCAATATTTAGGAGTTCCTGTTGTTCCTTCGTTGTTATATTCAGATATAAAACTAGTATCTCTTTTTTCTAAGAAAGTTCTATCACCACCAGATGCTATATGCTGTACAGATCTTATAATCATACAATCTGCAGGCATAGATACATATCTATTATCCTTAGTAAAATTAGAAGTTGAATACTTTCTTAAGTCATCATAATCAACTTTACCAGCTATGTCTAACTCAACGTTTCTAATAAAATCTTCTATTATTGCATCAGTTAATACTGTAGAAGTTACCTCTGTATAATTTCTTACTTCTGTTAAAAAATTTGAATGTGTTATTGCCATTATGTAATACTCACTGTTACTTTTCCTATTGTTGGAATAAGTTCTCTTCTTCTATTTTGTAAGGAAGGATTTTCTGGAATCATACTATAAAGTGTTTCAGTAACTCCATCTCTTGTAATCTTAAATTCTTGTGTTTTAAATGCAAAGTCTCCAGGTAAATCTAAATTTGCAATACAAACAGTTATTCCACCCGAAGCTACAATAGACGCATCGTTAGGAGCAAACGTTGGATTTAATGAAGACATGACCTGCGGTTGTTGGTATTTTTGAACTCTTGGGTTCTGTAATGCAATTGCATCTGCGGTTACTCTTTTTCTACGTATTTGTGGTTGCTTTGGTTCAAACTCAGAATAATGAACTAATGCACCAGTCCATTCTTTAACCATTTCTTCATATGGAAAAGCCATTCCTGATCTATCAGAAATTGCTAATGATTGTTTTCCTGTTGCAAATTTTCCCATAATTAAACTCCACTCGGATAAAATGATTGAGGCGTTACAAAAGTCGAAGCTCTTTGACCATCTTCTTCAAGTGCTCTTTTCAATTCATCTTCATAAATTAATTTATTTTGTTGTACAAGTTCTGGTTTAATTTTCATGGCAAGATAATAAGCTAAACCTGCAGTCATGCATGGTAAAAATCTATATGCTACATCTGCGGTGTTTGTATACTTACCTGAATCTTCAATTCTTTTAATTACATAATATTTTATATAAGTGTAATTATTTAAATCTGGAGTTTGATATACATAAATTACTGGTGTTGTTTGTCTAGAAACATAATATTGTGAAGGCGATCCTTTAGAAAATTTATTTGGTATCGCAGCATAAGTTGAACGATCAATTTTTGTAAGAGATAAATCTTGTGTTTCTGTAGTATTAGATGCAGCTTTTGACGTAGAAATAAAAGCTTCAAGAACATCATTAACATCAGTTGCAACCGTATAAGCAGCTTGACCTTCTACTAATTGAGTTTCATCTAGTTCAACTTTCCAAAGATGAATACCTCTATTACCCCATTCAGCAAAAAGCAAATTTAAACTTGTTCTTGCAGATTTAAGATCATATCCTGAATTAGTTCTAAC